GTAGGTGTAACATCTACTGACGCACTGCGGATATGGACGCAATCTAATTTTGGTGAAGATCTTATATTTGCAGCGCGTGGAGGTAACTTATTTTTCTGGGATGCAACTGATGCTTTAACTACTCGCGGTGTGCTCTTGTCTAGCGAGAGCGGTGCTTCTAATGTACCTACAATAGTTAACACTGTGCTTGTATCAGACAACCGATTTGTGTTCTGTTTTGGTACAAACGTGCTTGGTAGCACAGACATAGACCCTATGTTACTGCGCTGGTCAGACCAAGAAAACGCTGTTAACTGGACGCCATCCGCTACGAATCAGGCGGGGGATCTTAGATTGTCCAAAGGGTCTGAGATAATAACAGCCATACAAGGTAGGCAAGAAATACTTGTTTGGACTGACTCGGCTTTGTATGCCTTGCAGTATGTTGGCGCTCCAGCAGTATGGTCGTCACAGACAGTAGGAGAAAACTTATCTATTGCTTCTCCTAGCACCGTTGCATACGCAAATGGTGTGGCTTATTGGATGGGTGTAGGCGGATTCTACCGATACGATGGCCGAGTGCAGACACTACCATGCACTCTAAAACGCTATATATTTAACGACTTCAACACAGAACAGTACGACCAAGTATTTGCAGGTACAAACGAGGGGTTTAGCGAGATATGGTGGTACTACTGCTCTTCTAGTTCTACAACAATAGACCGCTACGTTATCTATAACTATGAACAGAATATCTGGTACTACGGCAATCTAGCTAGGACTGCGTGGATCGACTCAGGTATACGCGACTTCCCTATGGCGGCTACATATAACAACAATGTGGTTAACCATGAAGATGGTATTGACGATAACGAGACCGGCACGGCTGCAGGTATAAGTTCTTTTATATCTTCTGCACAGTTTGACCTAGATGACGGGCATAAGTTTGCGTTTATACAGAAAGTATACCCAGATGTGACGTTTGACGGGTCTACCATAGACAGCCCTAGTGCTACGTTGTCTTTGTTTGCAGCGCAAAACTCTGGGTCTGGACGTAACTCACCTGCTTCTGAGGGTGGCACAAATACAGGCTCTATAACTAGAACAGCAACTGCACCTATTGAGGCGTTTACCTCTAGGCTTGATCTACGAGTACGTGGTAGGCAGCTAGCATTAAAGATAGAATCTAGTGATCTTGGAGTAAAATGGCAGTTGGGATCACCGCGTTTAGAAATGCGTCCTGACGGGAGAAGGTAATGGCTGTAGATAAAACAAACTACAACATAGAGTTTAGAGCGCCTGTTCTTCCAGACCCACCGAATGACTATAACGTGCAGTCGTTTAATCAACTAAACAATGTTCTACGTCTTTATTTTAACCAGCTTGATAAAGGCATACGGGACGCTTCGGTTTCTCCCACTGCACAAGCCACTGCTTGGTTTTTAGGCTAGTGGCTAACGTATATAAAAACGCAAAGGTAGACCTAACTACCACTGATATAACTACGCTGTACACATGTCCTACAGCTACGACAGCTATTATCAAGTCTATTCTTGTGTCTGAAGACTCAGGCAATGCGGATACTATTACCGTAACTATTACTGATTCTGCTTCGGCGGTATTTAGCGTGTTTAAGGTCAAGGCAGTGGGGGCAAACACCACAGTAGAGTTGCTTACTGGGCCTCTTGTTGTAGAAGAGTCTGAAGTAGTTAAGATTACCGCAGCTACAGCCAATAGACTGCACGTAGTAGCTAGTCTGCTAGAGGTGTCGTGATGGCAGTTGAAAATTTAGCAGCGCTTACGCCAGAAGAAATACAAGAAAGACTAAAGGCTTATTTTGATAGTGAAGCGGGTAAAAGCTATCTTGATAACATTACAGCTAGCACGTCTGACGAATATACAAAAGCCTCGCTTGAGGAATCGGGAACATCCAACATTGCGGGGGCGCTTAGTTTTGTCAGCCCCCTAGATAGTGGTGCCCTAGAGACATGGAAAAGCCAAAACCAAGTTACAGACGACAACAACAATAGTTTTTTAGAGAACGACCAGCTATTTCAACTTAAAGTATTTGCAGCATCACAGCCTAAATACGTGCCCATAGTGCCCGGAGAAGGTGACAGGCGGCAACAAAGGATGGCAGAAGCATCGAAAACTCCCGGCGCTATCTACTCTGACTTTGGTGCGTATTCTTTAGCGTTACAGGCACACAACAAAAAGGTAACTGAATACGTAGAACAAGAAGACATACCCACGTCTATAACTACTCCCGATGGGGTAGAGATGAGTTTGAATCTGGGCATGTCGCCCATGTACTACAATGAGCAAAACGATGGCGGTAGGCTCACACAAAAATTTAAAAACGGCGCTACCGGAGACTTCTACAAGCAGTTAGGTGGAGTAGGTGAATACGGCACATACTACGTAAAAGAAAAGAAAACTGATTGGAAAGACAGTCTTGAGGCTTCTATACCGTACTTTGCTGCGTTTGTTGGTTTATCGGTATTAGGCCCGACATTAGCACCTTCTGTGTTTGGTAAAGGCACAGCAGCGGCGGGGGCGGCAGGCGAATTAACGGTATCACAAGTCCTTTCTACAACAGCTAACTACAAGACTGCTACGGCTGGTGTAACCAGCACCATATCAAACGCCATAAACGCCGCTGGCTCTACGATAAGTTCGGTTGCAAGCGCCGTAAGTGGAGCAATAGCAGAGGGTATAGCGACAGTTCTTCCGGGTGTTAGTGCAGAAGCAATAGCTCCAACCATAGATGTTTTAGGGTCAATCACTGCTGCTTCTAAAGGTATATCCTATGCAGAACAGTATAAAAACCAACAAACCGCCGAAGCCATAGGTGGAGCAATTAGTACGGCTGCAAACGGACTTCCTAGTGGTGTTATTTATTCTGGCCCCGGTGCTGGTGGTGATGGGGTATTTGACCCAAATGTTATTTACAACCTTACTGAAATAGCTACAGCAAATAACGGAGCAGCAGAAGACGAAGAAGCAGCCGCAGCGATAGACGTAACAGCGATAGCCGCAGAAGCAATTGCTGGAATAGCCGATCCAAATGACGACGAAGCTGTTGTAGCTGCCAATACCGCAGTAAGCGAGGCAGAGACAGGATTAGAAGAAGCTGCAGGCAATGTAGCCACCGTAGTAGAAGAAGAAAATGCTAAAGCAGATGGTGCAGAGTCGTATGCTAGATATGTAGCTAGTCGTTATGGCACACGTAGTTTTGCTTATAGAAACGCAAAAAAGAGGGCGGACAAAGCTAAGTTAGACGCACGAAACAAAATAAGCAAAGCACAAACGGCTGCTAGTGTGGCACAGGCTGAGTTAGAAGATGCTAGAAAAGCACAGGCGGGTGCTGCCCGCGATGCAGATGATGCGTATAAAAGTGCTCGCGCACAGGCAATTCGTGACGCTGAAGCTGAAGCTAACAAACGACGTTCAGAGATAGACGCTAGAAATGCGGCTAGAAAAGAAAAACTAGAAGCAATACAGAACACTACAACCACAGATCAAGAGACGTATAACAGCGTCTTAGAAGAGTCCAACACCAACGCAAATAACTCTGCCGCTGAGATAGTAGAAAATGTAACGAGTGTTACAGATGCTGTAGAAGAAATTACAAATAAAGTAACAGAAGAAGCTCAAGCTGAAGCAGCTAAACCTGTGGAAGAAGCTAAGCCTGTAGAAGAGGTAGTAGAAGAGGTAGTAGAAGAGGTAGTAGAAGAAGCTAAGCCTGTAGTAACTACTTCAGACGGAACCGATGCGCCTACTACGGAAGTTAAATACGAAGAATCGGACGAACCGATAGAAGTCACTACTGAGGTCGAGCCGGTTGAAAAGCCCGAAGACCCACCGTTAGAAATAGAAGAGCCTGTTGTAGAAAAGCCCGTAGAAGAAGCTAAAACCGATGATGGAGGCGGTGGAAGCGGTGGAGGCGGTGCTGGTGAGGGCGCTGGTGCTGGTGCTGGTGCTGGGGGTGGCGGTAGTGAAGGTGCAGGAGAAGAGGGCGAAGAAACAGGAGCTACAGATATTATAGCTGCTCAATTAAGAGAAGCTATTGCTGCAGAAACAGACCCTAAAGTTAAAGAAGGGTTGCAAACAGAACTAGATAAATGGCTTTCGGGTGGCCCCGCAGAGTATCAAACACTTCCTGAAGGCCCCCCTGCTCCAGATGTTTCTGATGTCTCTAGTACAGATCCCCTTGCTGCTGTTTCTTGGGTTGCAAATTTAGTGGATTATTTCAAACAAGAACCAACCTCAGACGTGCCTGAGTTAGTTGATACAGGAACAGAAGATCCTTCTGTTGCCACAGGTGGCACAGGGACAGATGCAGGTACAGGTACAGGTACAGGCACTACAACTCAACCCGGAGCAGGTGAAGCGGGTACGAGCATTGATGATGCTGATGTTACAGATACGGGTACGGGCGATGCTGATGTTACAGGCGCGGGTACAGGTGCTGCAGATGTTACGGGTACAGGTACAAGTGCTGCTGATGTTACAGGTACAGGTACAGAGGTTTCTGATGTTACGGGTACGGGCACAGGCGCTTCTGGTACTCCCGGTGCTGGTGCTGGTGAAGTAGGTGACCCCGGTGATGTAGGTGAAGGTACAGGGACAGGTGCTGGTACAGGCACAGGCACAGGGGGCGGTACAGGGTCTGGCACGGGTACAGGTACGGGGTCAGGAGAAGGGCCGGGAACAGGCAGCGGTACAGGCGGTGGTCAGGGGTCTGGTAGAGGTGTAAGCGATCAAGTATTTGCAGCCCTTATGCAGCCACAACAGGTACAAGTTAAAGCAGCCCCTGTTGCAGATATAGGCACGCCCTATGACTTTAGTAGTATATTTGCAAGCAAAGGACAAGCTGATAAATTTATTACACCTTATGGGGTGCGCAAAGCCGCTGCGGGTGGCGTAATACGCTCAGACACTGATACTATAATGAAGCAGTTAGAACGCAAGAACAAACCCGTTGATACGATGGAAGATTTGTTCCGTATCATTGGAGGAAAATAATGAGCTGGTTTTCAGACTTTATAAAAGACACTTTTGACAATGATACAGTAGATAGCGTTGTTGATTTTTTAGGTGCTGACATTGGTGGAGGCAGTATTGCAAGCACCCTGCTTGGTTTAGGTCTTGGTTATGCTGCTGACCAATCTGGTATAGCTGACCCTAAGCTGCCTGTAGTGGGGTATCAAGGCAGTATTCCCGAATACTCTGCAGTGCGTGAGCGCGTGCCTATGCAAGCAGACCCTAATAGAAGGCCCGGATCAGCAGGTCGCAGGTACTTTTCTGACACTATCTTTGCACAGAAGCCTGAAACAGAACCTATGACCGTGGAACAAGCTCGCGCACAGGCAGCGGCACAAGCTCAAGGTATAGCGGCTGGACAGCCTCCAGTTGCTGCTCCAGTAAAAAAAGAAGAAAAAGAATATGATCCCGATGCAAAAGAAGTCGGTATGGCGGGGCCGGATCGAATATATGCAAAAGGAGGTATAGCAAACCTCTCACAGGGTAGATACTTAGGCGGCACTACAGACGGGCAGGCTGATAGGGTGCCCGCTAGAATAGATAACGGACAAGAAGCTAGGCTCAGCGACGGTGAGTTTGTACTACCTGCAGATCTAGTGGCTCTTTTGGGTAATGGTAACTCTAATGCAGGTGCTAAGAAGTTGCATGAGTTCATGGACAAAGTGCGTAGACAAGGCACAGGCAAAGAAACACAACAGAAGAACATAGATGCAGGTAAAGAGCTATCTATGCTTCTAGGGTAGGAGGCACTATGTCAAACGGAACTACTGGCACTGGTGGAAACGCTGGAGCAGGTGACTATACAGACTTCACGCCTAAACAAACGGGCACTGAATCTGCACTTTCTACTTACGTTGGCCCCTATGTTACCGACATGCTGGGCAAAGGGCAGGCACTTGCAAATCAAGGCTATCAAGCCTACACAGGGCCACTTACTGCAGGGCAATCTGGGTTACAGGATACAGCGTTCCAAGGTATAGCTAACCTAACCGTACCTACTACAAGTATGGGTGCATTTAACCCCGGAACTTTTGCTGCGTCTGGCGCTCCTGCAATGACCACAGAGGGGGCTAATGCTCCTGCTGCTACAGGCATAGTGGGTGAGTATATGAACCCATACCTGTCCGCAGTGCTAAACCCACAGTTAGAAGAAGCACGTAGACAAGCAGAAATAAGTAGGCAAGCAGAAGCGGGTAGGTTTACTAGATCAGGCGCATTTGGCGGTTCTCGCCAAGCTATTGCAGACCTAGAACGCGATAATATCTTACAGCGCAACTTAGCCGATATAACAGGCAAGGGGTATGCGTCAGCGTTTGACACTGCTCGCCAACAGTTTAATACCGAACAACAACGACAGCAGACAGCACTAGACGCTGCAAATCGCTATGGGCTTGATTCACTTGCAGCACAAGCTAGAGCGGGGGAAATGCAACGGGATATAGAATCTCAAGGCATTGCTGCTGATCTAGCACAGTTTGAAGAAGAACGAGATTACCCGTACAAAAACGTGCAGTACATGCAGTCTTTACTACAGGGATTACCCCTACAAACACAGTCTTATAGCTACTCACAGCCTAGTCAGTTAAGCAACCTACTTGGTGGTGGCGGTATAGGAGACATCCTGTCAGCGTTG